CCCTTGTAGCGGAGGGTGGCGACTGAGTTCCCGTTCTTGTCGAGGCCGTCATCCTTGCAGGATTGGACCACCACGGTGTATTCGCCGGGAGCGGCGAACGGCTTCACTTCTGCTGCTGAGCGATCAACTTTGAATGTCATGTTAGTAGGTATGTGTCGTTGTTGTTGTTATTCGGACTGACGCGCCGCCCACACGGGCAGCGAAAGGGATTGGATCTGGGAGGAGTAACAAGGCCAAGAGTTAAGCTGTTGGCATTCGACGAAGGTGCGGAGCTGTTCCTCGATGATTGAATATCCAACATCGATGGCCAACTGATCGAGTTCGTAGCAAGCGACACCGTAAGGTGCCTCCTTCTCGACTGCGATGAACACGAACCGGTTAATGCCGGTAATGCGCTGATACCAAGCGGCTTGAACGTGGTATCGGAACTGAGCGACCGACTTCGCGAATGCGTTTGGAGACGCATCCTGAGTGGTCTTGAGATCGATGATGTAGTCCTTGCCCAGACCATCGATGCGAGCTTTGACATTCACGCCCAGCCAGTTGTCGAAGCAGGAGACCTCGGGCTTGATTCCATTGAGTAGGCCAGCAGCAGCAGGATGAGCGTGAACCGCAGCGGCGACTCCGGTGATGTTGTCCCACTGCTCTTGTGCCAGAGGGGTCTTTCCTGAGTCCAGGATGGCTTGCCAAGCCGCTTTGCCTTCCTTGATGCGTCGATCTCCATTGAACAGCGTGTACTTCGCAATGAAGAGTTCTGGCTCAAGCACAGCGCAGTGGGCAGCGGTTCCGAATTCGAGGGCTGGGCTGGACTCTAAGCGAGTCTGTCCATCCTGCCATGAGCGGAAGTGCGCGGGCGATTTGCGGAACTGATCCAGACCGCTCTTCGATAGGGCTTTGGTGGAGTGGTAAATCTCCGCCGCCATGTTGCAGATGGTATCAGCCATTGGACACCTCCGTGGCGATGACCTCGGGGCTGACGATGACCGGCAGCTTGGAGAGGATCAGGTCGGGCTTGGCGATGTACTTGGAAGCGAATCCATCGGGGAGATCGCGGAAGGTCTGACCATCCTGAATGCGACCGGCCTTGATGAGCAGGGCGTTGACCTCTTCCTCACGATCCTCGAACAGGGCTTCGAGCTTGGCCGTGATGTCGAAGCTCTTGGTGGGAGCGGCTGCAACCTCGGTGATTGCGGGCTGGAAATCCTCGGTCTCTTCCGGGGTGTAGATCCCGGCGACTACTTCAGGAGCGAGCATGCGAACCGCTTTGCTGATGCACCGAGCGCGGAGCATGGCGGAAGGATCTTTGGCCCACCCAGATCCCGGTTTGGCAGGGAGTAGGCCAGCAAGCTTGGCATCCTCGGTGGAGAAGGAGATCTCGCAGGAGTTGCCGTCATACGTCCAGAGGGCGATGGCCGCTCGTGAGTCGAACTGCTTCCAGAGAACCTTGCCACCACGGGCACGGTATCCGGCGAGCATGGCATCGGATCGCATAGAGAGAGAACCATTGATGATGTGGTACTCGCGCTTGAAATCGAACGGGGTCTTCTTCTCGGCAGCGCACTGCCAAGCGATTAACTTTCCCTGCTCTACCTTGGTGCATCCCAACATTCCGCTGGAAGCGATCCACTCGCCCATCTTCTCGATGGCGGTGATGGGGTCTTGGATCTTGCTGTACATCTCAGCGGAGTCGGAGGGTTGCGTTGTCGTTGCTATTGCATTCATTGTGGGTTTTGTCGGAGGAGTTCCTCGATTACATCGGAGCGGACACGGATCGTGCGCTTCGTCGCTTTCATAGCTGGAAGCTTTCCTGACCGAATCCAGCGACGCACGGTCTCGGGATGAGTCCCGAGAGCCGAAGCGATCTCCCGAACGGTTAAGAGTTTTACGCTCACGCAAGCGAATGTAGCAGCGTGTTGCAAACTGTCGAGAGAAATCTTCGAGAGATTTTATCGAGACTCGTCTTCACCGACGTATCGGCGAAGGAGTTGAATCTGCTGAGCTTGCGGTTTTTCAGCGATTTGCTGAAGAAAACCGTAAAATTGCTTGCGATCTCGAAGGCCTGAGACTCCAGCTCCCTTTGCAAGAACTTTTGACATGAAGGCGTATCCGAAAGCGTCCGCCATCTTGCTGAACACGTTCACCGTAGGCTTAACAACTTCACCAGCCGCAAGCTGGACTGGGGCTTCAAGCGCAGCCTTACCAATCCGCTCGAGAGCCGCGCCGCGAACCGTGGATCCGGCCATACCGGCGGCTTCACGGGCTGTTTCCATGACGCGAAATCCTGGGAGGAATGAGTCATCGATGGTCTTCAACAGCTTCGGTCCAAGGATCAACTCGACTTTCTGGCGCATCTCCGGGTTGGTCAGCTCGATCAATGATCCGAGATTGGGTTTGGGGCCGCTTTTTCCGGCCTCAAGGAGGACGTTCTCGATTTCTCTGGCTCGGATGTTCAAAAGCGTGTCAGCGGCTCGTTTTGAGCCAGCAACAGCCTGTTTTTCGAGGGATTTTAGCACCGAGTCTACGGTGGCAAGATCGGGAAGAGTCTGAACCGCTCTGGATGCCACCGCAAAGCCAGCGGGAGTGCCACTCTTGAGAAGATCAAGCACAACCTCTGGACCCTTGGCTTTGGCAGGATCGAGATTCTGCATGTATCGAACGAACCGATTGAGTTCCTGAGTGGTTCCGAATCCAAGCTTCTGGAGACCTGATCCACCCTGCTGAGCGATGTTGTTGAGATCGCCCGCCAACGTCATCAGGTCGATTTCACCAGTGGCTTTGTTGATCGCTTTATCGACGATTCCAGAGCGGATGTCATCGATGATTGGCTGCATGCTCGGGGCATTGGCAACTTTGCGATTCTGAAGCGTCTGGATCAACGACTCCAAGTTTGCAAACTCTGGGGCTTGAACGCCCTGAGCTTTGACTCCGCCGACAGCAGCTTGGCCCATCTGACCGCGCTCCATCGTCTCTGGAGCGAACGCTCGCTTTACGCCGAAAACGTCAAGCTTGGGCCTTGTGGCTCCATAGAACTCTTCGCCCGCCTTGATTGAGTCGGCCACATTCTGGCCTAGCGTCTTGGGAGCTTGATCAGTGATGGTATCGGAAAGACTGCCAGCCAAACGTCGGATTTCAGCCTGAGCTTTGTTGCCGATAGCTTCGCCGGAATAATCAGCGAAATCGTACAGCTCGTCTCGAATTCCTTGGATCTCTTTGAAGGTAGCCAGTTGAGGCGTTGAGACGGTAAGAGGAGCGGTCGGGTCCGCTGAGTACGGAGCAGCGACGGTAGTCTTCCTGCCTAGGATCTTGCGAACATCAGCCAAGGTGGAGGTGGAAATGTCAGGAATCCTGCGAAGGATGTCGTTCGCTCGATCAGCAAAAGACGGCTGGTTTCCAACTCCGGTGAAGAGATCGAATGCCGGAACGTCTTCAACGGCGTTTGCCGGTCCATAGAGTTTGCGAGCTTCTGTGCGAATGGCTTCCTTGGCCTGATTCGCAACCCCCTCAATTCGTTGGCCAGCAGCAATGGCCTGATACGGAGCAACAGCACCGGTCCTCATGCCACCCTTTAGAGTCTCAACTTCAACGGCCCTTTGGAATGATTGTTGAGCTTCCGCAAGTGCGTCTTGAGCGATGCTCTTTTGAGCTTCAGAGCGAGCGCGTTCAACAGCCAGAAACGCATCGTTAACACCTTGCGCTTCATTGGCCAACCTAGCTCCTGTTTCTGGGCTAAGACCGCCAATGGTTTGAGCGACTCTGTTTACGAGATCTGAGTGAGCCTCAGCGGGAATTCCAGCTAGGTCGGGACGGGTTTGAATAGCTCTCGTGATTACCCTTGATTGCTCTAGAAGTTGTTCATTAAGCCCTTGGCTTCCGGTTTGAGATCCAATACGAGTTTCAAGACCAGCAAATTCAGGAAACGCTTGTCCAAATGTCGCCCTAATTTGACCTGGAGCCATTTTCTCAATGTTTTGAGAGTTAATGATTCCTCCGGTAAGCAGTTGTCTTCCTGCTCCAAGAGCGGATCCAAGACCCTGAAGCACTACGGTTGGGCTAGCGGATTTTACTCCCTCCCAAAACATCTCTCCGCCTCCCGTCTTGCCTTCAGCGGCACCTCCGGCGACTCCAGCCCCTCCAGCCATCGCAATATTACGAATAGGAGCAGCTTTCATTGTCGGAGAAGCTCCACGCAAAGCAGCACCAAAAATGTCTCCAGTTCGGTAATCTTTGCCTTCCGTTACATTCTCAACAGTTTGAGCCGCCGCTTCACCAGCACCAGCAGCACCTCCTGTAATCGCTGCCGATCTTGCAAGCGCAGCAAGTCCAGTAACAGGACCAGCAGCCAATCCTACAGCGGCAGGAATACCGTATCGAAGGGTCGCCGACACCGCTTTCTTCTCAGCTTCAGGCCCAATTGGGCCTGCGGATATACCGCCACCACGAGCTTCCGCACGAAGCCGTGCCATTTCTCTAGCCTCAAGTCTGGCTTGCTCTTGTTCACTTCGGCCAAGCTCAGCTTCCAATGCGGCTAATTCAGCCTCTTCAGCAGCGGTAAGTGCCATATCGATTTATTGGTTCTTCTTGCGTTGGAGTTCTTGATATCTGGACATCTTCTCTGGAGAAAGGCCTGCGCTTGGCGCACCCAGTCCACCAAAGTTGTACTGCTTCTTCGTTTCGATCCACTGATTACGAGCATCCTGAACATCCTTCTTTGTGGCAGGATCAACAAAGATTCCTCTCCTATCGTACTTACGCTGGATCTCATCTTTGCTCATAATCGAATCAACCAACTGAATCACACGAGGCAAGAAGCTGGCTTGTTTCGGATCAGCAAACAGTTCTTTAGCAGTCTCGAACTCGTTGTCGGTAAGAGATGCACCAAAGAAGTCTTTGCGCTGTTGAGCGATAAGAGCTTGGAACTCTTGAACGACATTGTTGATAGATCGAAGCCTTGTATCTTCCGCTCCAAACCTGTTCTCCAACCCTCTAACCCAAGACGTAAATGCATTGAAGTCTGATTTAGACACCTTGGAAATCTCACCAAGACCAGCAAGATTAGATATCGATTCGGCCAACTTAGAAGACCTATCAACTGCTGAGATGTACTTATCAAGAGATTCGTTCTCTTTCGCTGTGGCCGGTCTTGCTACTCCGGCAGCAATGCGATACTCCTCAATCTTGGAATCCTTCGGAAGCTTGAGGTAAGCCTTCTTCAAAGCTTCTTGATCTCGATTCGGGTTTGACAACAGCAGGTTGAAATCATCAACAGCTTTGTTCTCAGCTTCTGCCTTGCGCTCAAAAGCGAAATCGCGGTTCTTCTGCTTATACTCCTCTCCAAGAATGTTGAACCTAACAATGGCTTCTTCATCAGGTATCTTGCTGACATCCTCAACCATCGGGATTTCTCCTTTTTGCTGAAGAAACATAAGTCCAGCCCTAGCTTGTTTACCCCTCTCTTCCGCAGGGATTCTGCTTTGAGATCTTGCCACTTCCTGTTGAAACATAGCCCTAAGTTGCCCGACTGGCATTTCAGGTGAAGCCGGAACACCATAAGCAGCCAGACCTGAAACAAGTTCAGGAGCTTCCATCTTCTTGGTTTGTTCAAACTCGGCCTTTCTTTGATCCATTTGATTGCGAGCTTGAGCCGCTGAAATCTTGAAAGCTGGATCAGCCTCGTACTGAGATGGTCCCATCGCGTTATTATACACAGAAGAAGCCCCCTCTCCAGCGGCAAGAGTCCTACGAAGAGACTTATTCCTAAAGTCGGCCATCTTCTCATCAAGCGTTCCGCCGGGACTAAGTTCGATTCCCTGCTGAAGCGCATTGATCATCAACTGACGCTCCAGCATCCGCTGCTCATCCCGCTTGCCAAACTCCTCCTGTAGCAACGCCTGACGCGCACGAGCGGCCTCCTGAGCCTTCTGGGTGCTTCCAGTGATCTGACCAGCCAATCCTCCGGTGAGGACGTTGAAGATGTTGGAAGCAACACCAGGGCGGTATTTAGCCGCCTCCTCGATGTTTGCAGGATCGGGATAGTTGTAGTTCGTAGCCATAGATCAGTATCCTCCAGCGAAAGTGTTGCGTTTGCGAAGTGTTCCGGGTTCGACGGGCATGGGCATTGCGCTGCGGTCGGGATTAAGTTCGCTTCCCACAGGCTCAGGAACGGGCGCGGAGCCGTATTGCCTCATGCGCTCTTCCATCCGCCGTTGAAGTTCATCCTGAATGATCTGCTGCTTTGCGATATCGCGCTGCTCCAGCTTCTCGTTCATCCCACTGGCCTGCCCGTAGATTCCTCCAGTGAGGAGGTTTCCGAGGCGTTCCATGATGCTCGGATCGTACTTGGCGGCTTCGCGCACCAGCTCTGGATTGGCGCGGAATGCCTCGGCCTCGGCCATCTTTTGACGTTCGAGTTCCTTGTCGCGCCCGCTGAGGTTGTTGTACAGCCCAGCAGTGGCGAAGTTGGCGGCGTTCTGTAGGAAGTTCTCGAAAGCCATAGGGTTAGTACATCATCGATCTACCTGCACTTCTTCCGCGCATCACCTTCATAGCCGCAGCTAGGATCTCATCGGGATCGTAGTTGATGTATCCGTTGTACGGATTCAAAGCCTCCTGCATGCGTCGAGCTGGAATCGGAACAGTAGTGGGTTCGACAATGGATGGAGCCGATGTAACCGAAGACCCCGGAAGGGTGATCGGCTTGATAGGCTGGGTAGGCTGGGTGGGAGCAACCGGAGGCTGGCTCAGATCCAATATTGGAGTCGATGTAACCGAAGATCTCGGAAGCACGACTGGAAGCCTGCCGGGAAATCCAACAAGCCCTGTACCACCGGATGTTACTATAGCATCATCCTCACGTTTAGTAGTAGTAGGCGGTGTTCCGCCTGCTGTAACGCCACCTGGAATTGGCTGGGGAGGATTGTAGTAATCACGAGCGGGAGTTTCATCTCCCGGCTTGATACCACCCTTATCCCTCGAAGGAGGCTTGGCGAGATTCGCGTAGTCCCAGCTTCCAGTTTTCCAATTCCACTGATTCCCGGCATCATCAATGATTACATCACCAATCTTAGTTCCTGGCTGACCGGGAACCGGATCGCCAATCTTCAAGCCGGGATAACCGGGGAACTCATCAACCGGCTGGCTGGGTGCTGCGGGTGTTGAATTAGAAGTGGGATCGTTCGCCATAAATCAGGCTTTCGGAATCATGCTCTCGATCCGACAGATCATCCAGTTGGCCACCAGCTTCTTCGCTTTCGGCTTGTCCTTGAGCCACTTGGCGAACTTCTCGGCATTGCTGTCATAGAAGCTCTTGAACCAAGCGGGACCAACGAGTTCCTTCCAGAAGAAGAACGCCTCCCACTGATCTGGAATGCACTCGCGAGCGACGGAACACATTGCTGCGCCACCGAGTGCGCCGATAGCACCAGTAACACCCTTGACGATAGCCAGAGGAGAATTGGCCTGCGAAGCCTCGAACGCATTCTGCGCGTTCTGGAGCGCAAAGCTGGAACCAGTCTGGAGCAACTGACCGGGACCGGCTTGCTGCATACCCTGCATATACTGAGGAGCAGCAAACGGAGACGCACCCTGCTGGAGTCCACCAAGCTGAGCGGCTTGCGAGACGATGGGCTGGAGACCGAGAGCGGATTGAATGTTCGCAATATTCTGTTGCTGGGCACCCTGACGTTGTTGCTGCGAAGCCATCTGGCCCGCAAAGGTCTGCTGCTGGGCGGTGTTCCGCTGACCGGTGGCTGCGAGGATGTTCTGGAACGCTTCCTGAGCCTGACGATTGGCGACATCGCTGGTGGTCTGGCCGCTCTGGAGTAGGCCAAGAGCCTGCTGACGGCGTTGGACATCGGCGTTGGAGATAGCCTCACCAACCGCCCGCGCCTCACGGAAGGCGGAGAGGTTTCCAAGGACGTTTCCGGTGGCAGTACCACGAGCGCGAACAGCCTGCTCAGCGGCTCGGATCATTGAAGGATCGAGAGTCCCTGCCTGAGCGAGACCGGCACTGATCTGGCGTTCGAGGTTGCTGCGGATGTTCGCGGCTTCGCCGGTATCCTGCGGGCCGGTGGGCATCCCAACGCGCTCGTAGCTAGGAGCAGCGGGAGCGGTCTCGGAAATGGAACGCTGGCCAATATCCTGCAAGAACTTGTCGTAAAGCTTGTAACGCTCAGGATCAGCGGCAGAAAGCTCGGCCCTGCGTTGCTCGGCAAACTGAGTTCCGAATTCTTTTGCAAGATCGAGCTGAGCCTTGGTCTGCTCAGGAGCCAGTGACGCTAATGCACGAGCCGTTTCGCGTGTGACATCGATGTCAGAGATGCCGCTGAAATCATACGGACGCTCTCCGACCACTTTTCCGGATGCGTCATAGATTGGGTACGAACCTTTTCCTCCCGTCCTAGATGCCGCTTCGATCTGTCTTAGGACAGGAAAAGTCTGAGCTTGCGCGTAAACCGCTTCGCGGTTTGCCGCCGCCATATCCGGTGCTTTATATGTTCCGCCCATAGGAAATCCTTCGGTTCATTAGGAGTTTGAAGTATCTGTTGAAATCGTACAAACGGGAAACGCCTCTGCTGAATCCTCCAACCTTGGTAACCTTGTCGGAGCATACGGTCATCATGGCCAACCATAGCGTCTGAACAGCTTCTGGTTCCACGCCAACCACCATCTCGATCCACGCGATGTGGCCATCGGGGAAGTTGTTGTTGATGTCTTCCGCTTCCTCGATGGAGTTGAGGAATCGCACGGCTCCGACACCGACGCATTCGCCATTCTCGTTCTTGATGATACCGAGTTGGCGTATCTTGTTGAAGATTCCGATCCAGTTCAGGAGCTGATCATCGTTCCATGTGGAACAAGTAGGCCAGTGCTGTCGCAGCAGCTTGGCCGCTTCGATGATAGATGGATGCGCGTTCATTGCTGAGGACGCACAGAATCGACGAATCCAGAAAGAATGGCAGATTGGAATGACAGGCGACCTCCATCATTGGTTTCAACCTTGAACTGGATCGAGTTCCACCGGCCCTTGCTGATCAGGTTGTAGGCTTTCAGGAACTTTTGCGAGTTCGTGATGCTCAAGTTGGGATCAATGGTGGAGAACGTCCCGCTCATGTCCTTTGCGTAGGAGACCGTGACATCCGTGTTCTGGGTGCTGTACGGGTTATCGAACGCGAGCTGGATGCTGTAACCGATCTTGTCGGGGATGGGTTCTCCCAGGGTGAACGCCTTGGTGATGACGCTCGACTGATAGCTGGAACCGCCATCGAGGTAGGACGACACCTGAGTCGGGCTGGTGCGGGTATTCGGCAGGTAATCATTGAAGGACCAAACCTGACCGCCGCCCTCGTTCACTGCGGTCATGTCGCCCGCAAACATCAGCACGGGGCCGAAGTTGGCGAATGAGGTGGTGAAGAAGTCGTTCACCTGCCAGTTGTCCCAGTAGCCAAGCCAAGAGCGGGCCAATGAGTGGTAGACGATGATCGCGTTGTTGCGAGGGATTAAGTCTTCAAGTTCGAGCGAGAACCCGTTTTCGAGAAGAATGGCGTACTCGCTTTCGAGACCAACCCCGAACGGTCCTTCCTGAACGAACGGAACCGCGAGCAGGTATCGGTTGTTCCAGAACACACCGTCGCAGAGTTCCAGCTTGGTCTTATCGATGCGGCTGATGAGATCATTGATCGGGCTGGAGAGCGCGAGTCCAACGCTGGTCTGGGTGCCCGCTTGGATCTGGGCCATCGACCGGATGCCATCACGCGAGAGGAAGAACACATCCGCACCGACAGCGGCGATGGACCGGTGCGAGGAGCAGCCGATGTTTCCGCTGACTAGCGAGATGGACCAATCAGCAGGATCAAGCGTGGGATCGGCATCCACGGTCCAGATGGACCGCTCCTTGAACACGAGCAAGCGGTATCCGAACCACGAGTAGAGGCCGCGAATCGGATCGCCATCACCGCCCACTCGAACGGAGCCGAGGGGGTCCCATGATTCGCCATCGAGGATGTCCGAGAAGTAGAGGGTATCAGGAGGAACGGATGTATTAGCTGACGCGCACCAAAGACGATTGGTATGCGTGGTTAGATAGATTGCTTTGCTCGGAGGCGTGAGCGAAACGAAAGCGACTGCATGTGAACCGCCGCCGCCAGATATATTTACAGTTGGAGCGGTAACGTATCCACTTCCAGGATTTGTAATGCTGATTGCTACCAAGTTTCCGTCATTGGCAACAATGGCAACGGCGGTAGCCGTAGTCCCACTTGGAGGAGCAGAGATTGTTACCGTTGGAATCGTGGAAAGATTTGACCCCTGATTAATGACATCGATGCGGCTGATCTTTCCGGCTGCAACGGACGCATTTGCATTCGCGCTGCTTACATACCTCAGCGAGTTGTAGCCGTCCGAGTAGAACAACTTCTCGTTGAGCTGAGCGAAGTAAACGTAATTGGTCAGCGGGCTGAACGTGGAGCCTGAGATGACGTTGTACGAAACACCGGGTGAACCGTAGTACAACTGGTTGGTGTTCGCGTTGATGTCATTCAGGGCGATGACCAGACGCTCTGATGCGGACGTATCGAAGTAGAAGCCAGAGTAGACTTGGCTGTTGATCGGAAGATTGGACGCGAAGTTGGAAGTGGTAGACTCCCAGTTCGTGATAACGTCTTCCCAGTTGCTGGTGATGCTGTTTCCGATCAACGAAACGGACCCGAGTCGAGTGACCAGATTGCCGAAGTCATCGTAGTCCATGTTGATGGCCGACTCCAAGCTGGTCGCTGGGATAGCATCTGGACGAGTGCCTGAGATTACGCCAGTGCTAAACCCATTGCTTCCATCTAGAAGCATCTGGTCGTCGAGTGCGTCTGAGGATTGGAATGGCATTAGGTGATGTCCTGAAAGGTGTAGTCGTAGAGGCTGTCAGGAATGATCCGGCTGATCTGCTGCTGTTGGCCTCGCTCCATGTCCTTCATAATGGAAACCTGAGCGGCTCCCTCTTGGAACTTCGCTTGGGCTTTGCCGTACTGCCGCGAGTATTCGAGGAGATCGCCTTCGGTGTAGGCCATCAATGCATTCTCAACACCGTGCAGCTCGAAGTTGCTGTCGTTGGTGATGGTTTGAGACTCACCAAACTGACGCATCTGGGACTGCTTCTTGCCGAGAACAAAGAGGGTTCCGTTGACGTTGGGAACTGGGATGAGCTTGATCCTTGGGACACCGGCCAGTCCGTAGGCAACGTCCATGTTGCGGACCCAGTTAACGAAGTTGTTGGGCGTGGACTTGCGGCTATCGACGTTGTTCCAGGTGTTGGGATCGAGCTGGAAGAACGAGACCCATTCAGCGGACGGGATCTCGATGCCATCGGTATCGCCATCAATCGTGAACTTCGCGGCCACCGGGAAGTCCATGTACATGTTGTACCCGGTGTTCGAGGAGTAGGCCGTGGTGACGAAGGTGTTGATCGTATTGATCTCATCGCCATCAGCGACGGAGATCGAGGTTACCCCGAGGGTATCGTTCCACAGGCACGAATCCCAGATCATGGAGTAGCGGCGGATACAGAACTTCTTGGCCAACGTGAGCGTGGCCGAGTCCGTGAACGACAGCTTATCGCAAGCTGCTTGCGCTACTTCAGAGGGTTTCATTAGGCGAAGTACTCTTGAGCCGTGATCGTCGAGGTGGTGCTTTGCTGGACTGAACCATCAATGTTGTAGTTCAAATGCATGCTGCCAGATCCATACACATGAACCTTGTATGTAACAGCAGACGTTGTGTTAGGTGAGTCAAAAAACTCAATCTTAACATTGTTGATGGCTTCTACTTCTCCATCTTCGTAGCTTGCTGATGCAATACCGGCAGTTCCTGTTCCAGTGCTTGTTCCGATTGGTGTTCCATTTCTGGTGATTAGGAAAACGCAGTTCTTTGAAAAGTTGGTCTTAAACGAGTAGTTTATAACGGCTGAAACAAGCACCTTTGATGATCCGCTTCTAGGCGTAATAGATGTACTCATTACATCAGCACCAGACCCAGTTGTAGATGCTGCAACTATAACCCTAGAATCATATACACCCTGCTTACACTGCGGAGAGTTTAATGGTGTCTGAACGAACTGGCTTGAGTTAGAGGCCCTAAGGTTTCCGGTGGAATCAAGAATGATAACCTTATCGGTATCAGTATCAACATTCTGAGTGGTGATGTTCGGGAACGTAACCACGTTCGCATTCACCGTCAGAAGATCGGTTCCAGCGTTTCCGATGGTGGTGTTACCATTGACCGTAAGGTTTCCGCTTGCAGACAAAGAGGTTCCGCTAATAGAAGAGCTGGATGCAATCGAACCAGTTACGGTAAGGTTGTTCGATATGACGGTAGCACCAGTAACATTGAGGGTGCTATTGATTGTTAGCGGATTGGAGAATGATACGTTTCCAAAGAACGATACATTTCCATTGCAGGTTAAGGTTGAGTTAAGCGTTGTGTTGGATGAAACGGTAAGGCTTCCGGCAATCGAATTTGATGAGGCGGAGTTGGTTTGGGTGATGCTTCCAAACACCGACAGGTTGCCTGCGCTCGTGGAGATGTTTCCAGTTGCGGCGAGTGACGAGAGCGTGGTGGCACCCGTGACGGCCAGAGTGGACGAGAGGTTGGTAGCACCGCTAACGGTCAGGGTGGATGAGAGATTGGTGGCACCAGTCACACCGAGTGTGGAACCGATGGTGGCCAACCCAGAGACTGCGAGGCTGGAGGCTAGTCCGGTGGCACCCGTGACATTCAGGGTTCCGACAATGTTCGCGGCGGTGGTGGAGAGCTGGAGTGCGGAATCGGTTCCGCCGCCATCGCTGACGCTCTTGAGGGTTCCGCTGAGGCTGGCGTTGTCGGAGGTCTTGAGTAGGCCAGTGTAGGTGGATGCTACTGAACTTCCTGTAAGTGGGGTTGCCATATCAGTTTCTTGATCTGTTTCTGTAAGTTGACCTTATTTTCCATTGGTCCTGATAATTTCCAACCACATTCTTGGCATCAG